CTCATGAGACTAAAGGTTTTACTAGTGACGTATTTAAAAGAGATCTGAATCTTGCAGGTGTTGGCCATAGAAAAGAAGGAGGTCATGATGTATATACTCATTATAATACTTTAGAAGAAGCTGAACATGGTTGGGTTAACTTTATTAAACAAAAGAGATACGCCTCTACTGGTGTTCTAGGAGCTCGAACTATTCCTGAATTTGCTAAGGATATTAAAGCAGGTGGTTGGTATGAAGATACTCCTGAAAACTATATTAGAAACATGCAAAAATGGGATAAGACGTTTCAAGGTGGTAACGTATATATTCAGAACCAAACTATAGTTATTCCTCCTGAAACTCCATATGATGTAGGTAAGGAGATGGTAGCTGAAGCTATCAAGGAAGCCTTCGTTGTGAGGAATCAACGTGACACGGCTCAAGTGGCTGGAGGTCCTTATCACTAATGGCTAGTGGAATCTTTTTACCGGCTATTTTTGCTGTTAATGAAGAACCGCCCGTAGAAATTGAAATGGCTCCTGAGGAACCTTTTCCAGTAGATATAGAATCAGGTATCTGGACTCCTCCTCAATATTCTCAACCAGCTTTAACGATACTTAGTGTAGTTTTGCCACCTTATACTGTTAGTCCTAAACAAGGTTCTCCAGTAGAAACTAAATATGTTTTTGATGCTGTGTTTAGGTTACAGCATAATAGGAGAATGCAAAAAACTAGTCACCCTGTTCTTACTGGAGCTAACATTTCTGATCACGCTTACCTGCATCCTGCTAAGATTACTCTTGAGATTGGTATGAGTGACTGTATGGCTTCTTTTTCTCAAGGAATTTGGACAGGGTACGCAACTAAAAGTATCTCAGCTTGGCAGACCCTTAAAGCCCTTCAACAGAACCGTAGACTAATTACGTTAACTACACGTTTAGATACTTATAATAACATGTTGATTATTAGTATAGATACTTCAGATGATAATAAGACTAAACGGGCCTTGAAAGCTACTGTAGTTCTTGAAGAACTTCTTTCTGCTAGTGTTATCACTACCAACACATTGAGTGCACGTGAGCAGTCTACTGGAGAAACGGCTCAAGGTACGGTTCAAGCAACTCCACCTAATGCCGGTACAGTTACTACTAATGTTATACCGTCTGATCTCTATCCTGATGTTACTGAGTATCCGAACATTCCTGGAGCCGGTAATGTTAGTAGCAATAGTTTAAGTCAAACTACGGTTCCATTCTTTTAGGAGGTAGATATGGCTCTTCAAGTTATTCCACTATCTATTTCTCCTAATATGACTATGACTGCTCAGTTAACGGTAGATGGTGGTCCACTTTCTTTAAACTTAAAGTTTAAGTATGACTCAATGGCTGGTTACTGGGTCATGAGCATCTCTAATACTAACAATGACCTTCTATTGGATTCTATTCCTTTGATTACTGGTTCTTATCCTGCTGCTAATATCTTAGGACAGTACAGGTACCTTAGAATAGGTAGCTGGTACGTTGTAAATGTATCTAATATAGTTCCTAAGGTGGGAGCTTTTACAGGATACGGTGAGGGTTGGTACGGTGCCGGTCCTTATGGCGGTGAGCTCGGTCTAGGTGGAACTGATTATCCAAATGACACTAACCTGGGTAGTGACTTCCAACTTTGGGTTGGGGACACACCAGATGTGTAGGAGGTTTCTGTGCTCATGTTACTGGTAACAATCTTAATAGTTCTGTTTGTTGCTGGTTTAGTTTGTTGGGGAATTTCACAGATTCCAGGGTTACCAGCAGTTTGGCTTAGAATAATTCAGATAGTGATTCTCATCCTTGTTTTAATTTGGATACTCGGACACTCTTTACACAGATTTAACTTTTAAGAGGTCTCATGCCGACTCCTCCACCGACAACATTTTATAAAAAGAGACTTACTCTAGCCTCTGATATACCATTCTTTGGCCGGGCCTGGGCTCTGATATTCAGTTCAACTCAAAGTAATCCTGGGGCACCAGATATCATAATCTCTAGTGATGCCTTCGAACCGGAAGCCTTAAGAGTTACTTTTGATATTAATCAGTATGCGTTCTCGGCTTTTTGGCACGCTGAAATAACTATCTTTAATGCCAATGGAGGAATTACTGCTGGACCATCTAAAGGAGTTAATCTTACTAAGGCTGTTATCTCAGAAGGGGATACAATTACCTTAATGGCTGGTTACCAAGCTGATTATCCTGATATTCCTCCACCAATAATTTGGCAGGGACAAATCTTCTATACTTTACAGGACCGTGACAATGTAGTAGATCAGCGACTTATTATTCATAGCTTAGTTAGTCGAGCTCTAACTACTCAAAATTTTATAAATGCTACGGCACCAGCCTTTCTATCACAATTTGAACAAGCTAGATACATTGCTGATAATTCTGTTAATAAGATTCAGATGAATCCTCAGCAAATACAATCAGCTTTAAGTGCGGCTCCAATTAAACGTGGAGCAGCTAATCTTCCACGAGCAAAGACTTATTTTGGTCCACCGCACCAGTATCTTCAGAAATTAGCTGAACAAGCTAATTGTCTCTCTTGGTTTGATGCTCATCACTGGCAGGCTGATTCTTTGCAGAAGCCTACTGGTGAATTAGTGGGTACCTATGCACCAGTTAATCTTCTAGGTGGACCTCCTCAGAAAATTGGTAAAGTTTCTTTAAGCTTGATTGGTCAACCTCAACAGACTCAACAAGGTGTAACTTTCCGCATACTCTTGGATCCTAAGGTTCAAGTACTTGCCCCACTTCCTTTAGTTTCCCTACAGAAGCAATACATTCGACAAGCTCCTATCCCTTATCCTTTACCGCCAGATACTTTCATCGCAATTCCTCTCTCTGAAGATGATACCTATGTAGTTGTAGGCGTACGTTTTATTGGAGATACTAGAGGAAACGCGTGGTATACTGATGTTATTGGAGCTACTCAAATTCAAACTGTAGTTTCTTTGCTTGGTCAGTTTTTAGATGCTGATCATTCCGCTAATTAGGAGGTAACGTGTTCTCTATAGCTGAGCGTCTAGGTGTCTCTACTGAGGCTGTAGAGGGACATGCCTGGCAGTGGGCCTGCATGCTTCGTTGCGCGGTACCTGGTATAGTAAAATCTTTTTCTGCAGAGAAGCAAACTTGTACCGTTCAAGTAGCTATACAGGAACTTATATTAAAGCCTCCACCAGTTACTTCTCAAGTTCCTAAACCTGGAATGATTCAAAACATTCCAGTTGCTGAATCTATTGCGCCTCTTCAAGATGTCCCAATCATAATGATGAGAGTACCAGGCTGGTCGCTTACCTTTCCTATAGTAGAAGGTACGGAGTGTCTCCTACTCTTTGCTGATATGTGCATAGATGGTTGGTGGCAGAATGGTGGGATCAATCCGCAGTATGACAGGAGACGTCATGACCTCTCTGATGCTTTCGCATTATTTGGTCCTTGGTCTCAACCCAATACACTTCCTGGTTACTCTACTGACTCTGTTCAACTTAGGTCTGATGATCATACTGTTGTGGTTGATCTCCGAACTACTGGAGTTACTATCACTGCTCCGGCAGTTACGATCAATACCACTGGAGCTACAGTTGTCAATTCTACGGGAAATGTCACGATCGAATCCGCCGCAGTTGTACACATCAAAAGCAACGGTGGCGACACTATAATAGATCTGAAAGATTTCTTGCTGCATACACATAGCGGCGTTCAGACTGGTAGCGGCGTATCAGGACCGGTGGTGTAACGTGGCGGTTATTACAGTGAGAGCAATTGATCCAGCTACTTTTGATCCTTTTCAAGGTAACGGTCAAGAGAATTTTATAGCTGATCTACAAGCTGTAGTACAGATCATTAATACTAGACTAAGGCTATTTCAAGGAGAGTGGTTTCTTAATCTTTTAGATGGTCTATCGATGTTTCAATCTATATTAGGTTCTCCAGGGAGCGCACGTAACCTTCAAGTTATCATTAATCTGATCTCTCAGAGAATTCAGCAGACTCCACATGTTATTAACGTTAGTAACATTAAAGCTTCTTATCAAAATAGAAGGTTCGCTTTCGCTGCTAAGGTTACCACTGAATTTGGTACCATTAATGTTACAAATTCTCCTGGTTCTACAGCGTCTCTAACTGCACAAACCTGAGGATGAGATGACCTACTTTGCTCCTATTATCACATCAGCTGGCCTATTGGTGCCAAGCTACCAGGATATTCAAAATGACCTGATAGACACCTATAGGACGATTTATGGAGCCTCTACTTATCTTGGAAACGACTCAGCTGACTATCAGTGGATCTCTGCTGTCTCTTTGAAACTTAGTGATAATTTT